TCCATGGCCCATAGTGATTACTACTTAGTACCGTGAGTCATAGCGTGAGCGATAAGCTTTTCCAACCCTTCACAGAATTCATGAACGTTCAAGGATACTGTATCTGGTTCAACTTTCTGGAAGGCTTTCAGCGCCGATTGCAATCGCTCGACGCCTTTCTGATAGTCCGTTTTAGTAGGCTTACCGTCACCGTCACCCTCACCCTCACCTACTTCATCACCGTTCAAGGTGGCTTCGACTTTTTCTAGGGCGGTCATATCCCCGGCTATACGCTGTCTTAGCTTCGACTTGCTATCGTTCCACTTTGTACGCTCGGCTTGATTGTTTAGGACAAGGGCCATCCTAGTGGGACTTAGGGACGCGTCAAAGATGGAATCAAGCTGTTCCTTGATGGCCTGAAGCTTGGAAAGGGTATCACCGACAGCGGTTTTCTTTTCATTGCGGCTCAAGTGTACATGGCACGAGAGCACGCCACGCGCGTGCAGTAGATCGGCGAACCGTTGAACCTTGCCTTGCATAATAGCTTGCGCATCAGCCGTTTCAATACCCGCGGACCGAATCTCGGGCGTAATTGTGTGTTCAGCCCACACGCGAGCACGTTCGATATCGGTAGCAGGTGCAAGATCAGCGACAATAGAAAGCTTAGATTTAGCCATTTGAATAATCTCATAAAAAGGGACAAGGAAATCTCATCCACGTGCATATAGTAACACGTTATCAGTATGTAGCAAATTATGTTTAATGCTATCAATCTATCATTTTCGGACAATCTGTCCGAACACGCCCTGGACTACGACCTCATCGTAGCGACTCGACACCATAGCGACTCGACACCATCACACGCGCCCACACGCGCCACCCCCACCCCCAAGATGGCCAGATGGGACTCCGCCTCTCTCCTATACTACTAATTTGCACAACCAAACCCCAACTTTTACATTTCCCCCAGAACATTACTTATAAATCAATAACTTACGGAAACACCCCCCGTACTTAAATAAAACGGCCATGAAAAAATTTTTTTGTTATAATTTTTAGGCTTATAGGAGGGGTGCAGGAGTAGATGTCTAGCACTTAAATGAGTGAAAACCGCCCCCCACTATATGCCGGTGTAGCTCAGCTGGTAGAGCGCCTCACTTGTAATGAGGATGTCGAGGGTTCAAGTCCTTTCTCCGGCTCCAGATTATTGGCGAATAGCTCAGTCGGTAGAGCAGGTGACTGTTAATCACCATGTCGCAAGTTCGAGCCTTGCTTCGCCAGCCAGAGTTCTGGTCCTGCGTCTAACATCTTTTTAAACAATTGGGTTAGGGAATGAGCGCAGGACCGACACATTATGGCCCCCATACCATTTTTATTAACACTTAACTGCTGGTAAAAAGGTGAGAAAGAGTGGGGGCCACCCTCTAAAGGTACTTTACAAAAAACAAATTCGTCATATACTGGACAACATCTTAATAGTCTGGACATAAGACGAAGGTGCAAATACACATAGAACCTGATCTGGCGATACCGATGCCGGACAAAGATCTACCCTTCAGTGACTTTCACGAGAAAGCGATCGCTGCGTGTAACTCTGCCGAATTTCTAGGGTTGGATACAAAACCTGACGAAGATGATAAGAAGATAGCGGAGCAAGCCGCCTACGACATTGCAGAAGAACCCGTCACAGCTAATAAGAAGCTACTAAAGAAGTCCACTACATTCACCCCCGCTACGTACAAACAAGTTAGAGGGGTACTGGATGAGTTTTCAATACGTGTTGTGGACAACGCCACACAGATCCGCCTTCTAGTTACGAACAAACTTATTCTAGAGAGTGACAACCCGGACCCAAAGGTTCGTATAAGGGCCCTAGAGCTACTAGGAAAGATCACGGACGTAGGACTATTTACCGAGAAATCCGAAGTTACCGTAACACACCGTTCGTCTGAGGAGCTAGTTAGCTCCCTCCGTGCCAAGATTCAGAAACTAATGCACACTGATGAGGACGCGATCGACGCCGAGGTGATAGAGATCAATGGTGAGACTATAGACCTAGATGAAGAGCTGGGTACAAAGGAACCATGGGATGTCTGATCCGCTAGCCTCACTAACTGACGCGGAGCTTAAGTTTCTTGCCAATAATTTGGACAAGTTTTCCGAAGAAGAAGCTACAGAACTTGCCGTTATAGCGGATGAGGTACAGAAAAGGCGAGAAGCTAAGGCGTGTAGGGAAGACCTCATAGAGTTCTGTAAGAAGATGCAGCCTGATTATAAGGTCGGAAAGCATCACAGACGGCTAGCAAACCTCCTTATGGACATTGCCTACGGCAGAAAAGACCGTATTTGCGTCAATATTGCGCCTCGTCATGGCAAATCTCAGCTTGTTTCTATCTATTTTCCGGCTTGGTTTTTGGGTCATTTTCCCGATAAAAAGATCCTAATGGTGTCGCATACAACCGATTTGGCTGTGGATTTTGGTCGAAAAGTGAGGAATTTAATTGACTTACCAGCATATAAGGTCATATTCCCAACAGTTAGCCTCGCACAGGATAATAAGTCTGCTGGTCGATGGAATACTAACCGCGGTGGCGAGTACTTTGCTTGTGGTGTTGGTTCCGCTCTGGCTGGTCGCGGTGCCGATTTGTTACTTGTTGATGATCCCCACAATGAGCAGGACATTATTAATGGTAACTACGAGATATTTGAAAGGGCATATGAGTGGTTTACTTATGGTGCTCGTACTCGTCTTATGCCCGGTGGCCGTGTGGCTATTGTACAAACTCGATGGCATCAGGATGATCTGACGGGGAAAATGGTTCGGGATATGACCCAGAACGAAGAGTCCGACCAGTACGAAGTGGTCGAATTTCCTGCAATGTTTAATGAGGGTACACCAGATGAAGCAGCATTATGGCCGGAGTTTTATGATCTTGCCGCGCTTCGTAGAACCAAAGCCTCCATGCCCGTCTTCCAGTGGAACGCCCAGTATCAGCAAAACCCCACCTCAGAAGAAGCCTCCATCGTCAAACGAGAATGGTGGCAGTGGTGGAAACCCGAACGACCCCCCAGCTGCGAATACATAATAATGTCACTCGACGCCGCGGCGGAAGCCCATAACCGTGCGGACTTTACCGCCCTCACTACGTGGGGCGTGTTTCATAATGACCAGACGGACGCCTACAACATCATCCTCCTGAACAGCATTAAGCGACGTATGGAGTTTCCAGAGCTAAAGGACTTAGCGATGCAGGAGTGGAGGGAGTGGCAACCCGACGCGTTTATTGTGGAGAAAAAGTCAGCGGGTACCGCGCTGTATCAAGAATTACGAAGGACCGGTATGGCTGTGCAGGAGTATACTCCGCACCGTGGCTCAGGTGATAAGCTGGCTAGACTTAACTCAGTTGCAGATATTATCCGCTCAGGTCTTGTGTGGGTGCCTGAGACTCGTTGGGCTGAAGAGGTTGTGGAGGAGGTGGCTGGGTTTCCGTTTATGTCGCATGACGACTTGGTGGACTCTACAGTGATGGCCCTGATGCGCTTTAGAAATGGTGGGTTTATCCGCCTGCCCAACGACGAGCCAGAGGACATTCGATACTTTAGAGCTAAGAAAAAAGGCTACTACTAATGATTAACGACTACCGCATCTTCCCCGGTGCTATACCTAAAGAAGTTTGTGAGTACATCTTGTCCACCGCAGATTGGGACAAAGAGTACGAAGGGCAAGTTTTTGTAAAGGACGCAGGTGTAACAAGACCCGAGTCTAGGATCACTAAGATTACTTGGATGGACAAGATGTCCGTTCTTGGGTGCATAGCTCAGACCTATTTACTTAATATAAATGCGCTTTCTGGTTGGAACTTTAACCTTGGCGTTATGGAGAATATGCAGATAGGCCGCTACGAAGAAGGCGGACACTATAATTGGCATATAGACTTAGGAATACCTGATTCAATGGGGCAGATGCGAAAACTGTCATTCTCTGTATTATTAAATGATCCAGCTGAGTTTGATGGGGGCCAGTTGGAGTTTGATGGTGTGACGCAGCAGCCCGAACAATGTCAGGGTACAATCGTTATTTTTCCGTCATATGTGACCCATAGAGTTACACCCGTTACACGTGGTGTAAGATATTCAGCAGTTACTTGGGTTAACGGCCCCGCATTTAGGTAAAAATATGAAGTCAGAATACGATGATTTCTTTAGGAATA